TCGCCCTCCTCGCCGGTGACCTTGCGGCGCGTGCGCGCAGCGGTGGCGCGCTTCGGGCCGAACATCTCCGGCATGTCCTTCTTCAGGGCGTCGACCTGGTCCGAGACGTCGATGGTCCCGTCCTCCTCGACGTCCGCCTCGTTGACGTCGATCATCTTGACCAGGCGGTCGACCAGCGTGGGTCGGGCACCGGCCGCCATGAGCTCGGCCTTGGCCGCCATGCGGACGACCGTCGGGAGGTAGGCCGACTTGCCCTCCTCGCGCGCCTTCTCGACGAGCTCGTTGATCCGGCGCTGGGCGGCCTCGGAGTCGACCTCCGTGCCACCCGCCTTCTTCAGCTCGTCCAGCTGCGCCTGGAGCGTCGCGAAGTCCGCCTGGAGCTTGGACTTCTCCGCCTCCGCGTCCCGCAGCCGCTGGCCACGGTTCTTGGAGTTCTTCATCTTCTTCAGGTAGGCAGCGCGCAGACGCTTGACCTCGGCGGCGAGCTCCTCGGGCGTCTTGCCCTTGTCCTCGTCGTCCTCGTCTTCCTCGTCGTCGTCCTCCTCGCCGTCCTTCTCGTCCTCGTCGTCTTCCTCGTCCTCGTCGTCCTCGTCACCCGAGGCGTACCAGAACGGGGAGAACCCCGACGTGGCGTAGGGTCGGGCCCAGCCCGGCTGGAACTCGTCCAGTCCGAACTCGTCCGCCAGGACAGCGTTGGAGTTCATCGCAGCCGAGATGCCCGGCTGGAGGAGGTGCTTGCTCATTTGTGGATACCTCACGGGTTGCTTGTAGGAACACTCCTTCCTCGCTTGAACTCGCCAGCCTTGAGATCCTGGCGGGCCCGTGCGAGGACGGTCTTGGGAAGCTTCGGATTGCTGTCGAGCAATTCCTTGAGCGCCCGAATTCTCGAGGCGTTGGATTCGCTCGGGAGGGAGAACCCTCGGGCGATCGACCTTTCGGCTTCCCGCTGTACCGCTTCGGGCAAGCTTACCTCTCCCTCGCGTTTCCACGCGGGATTCCACGGAACGAGCTGGCATCGACAATGGGGATGCAGCGGAGGACGAACGGGAGAGGCATTCTCTTCCACCTGCTTCGGGTCCCAGGAGAGCCCGCCCGGGAAGTCCTGGCCAGTCTTCACGAGACGCCCAGCGTACTTGGTGCAGCGGGTACAGGCATCCTTCTCGGTGACCCACAGCTCGTATGGAGCCTTGTTGGCCGTGCTAGTCGCCTGCATGACCTTGGTCACGTTGGTGTTGACCGAGGTGGTGATGGTCGCCTTGGCCCGGCCCAGGCCGTTGCGAACCTGGCGCAGCGCTCCGAGGATGCCTCGGAGGCCCAGGCGCTCGATGAACGACGGCTTGAGGAGCTTGGCTGCCGCATCAGCGCTCTCGCGCGCGGCCGCACGGACGGCTGCTGCCTCCTCGGCCAGGTCTACGGCGGGAACGGCTACGTTGGCCGCTGCCTGAGCGCCGGTGGCCGCCTCAACGAAGGCTGCGCCCTGGGTGGTTGCGGTCGTTACAGCTGAGCCCACGGCCTCCGAGAGGGCGGAGATGACCGAATCCTCCAGGCCGCCGAGGGCCGTGTTGCTTGCCCTGAGCGCGTCCGCGACCATCCGGTTCAGCGCCTGGCCCGCCTCTGGTGTCCCTCGGGTGGAGCCGAACTCGGCGATCCAGTCCTTGGTGGCCTGCGCGACCGCCTTGTCCACGGTGGCGAAGCGCTGCTCGGTCGCCTTGCGGACGGCCTCATCCTCGATCGCCTTGATCGCCGCGATCTGCTGGTCGTGCACCATCGCCAGAAGCTGCTCTGTGTTGAGCGGATCGGCCATGTCTCCTCCTCTCGTTCTCTGGGTGGGGCGCAGCCGCTCTCACCCGGCTGCGCCCCGGTCTGTGGCCCTGTCAGGGGACCTGGTCCGCCTCGGGCTCCTCGTGGAGGTTGGCGATGTCCTGGAGCAGGGTCGTCACGACGTCCTGGACCTCGGTGATGTCGATGCCGAGGACAGAGGCCGTCCCGAGCTTCTCCATCGCTGCGCCCAGGTCTCCCAGCATCGTGATCCGGCGGGCCAGCTCAGCCTCGTTGGGCTTGCCTCCGGTCCACATCTTGACCGTGGCCTCGTCGTAGCCCGCCTCAGCGAAGGCAACCTCGATCGGGATGCCCAGCTGGACCTTCTTGTCGATCAGCTCCAGCTTCTCGGCCTCGGAGACGTACTCGATCGGCTTCCACTTGATGTTGATCGAGACGCCGTCCTCGTCCGGCTCCGAGTCGTAGATGATGTAGTAGGCGAGCTCCAGCATCTCCTCGAAGCCCGCGTCCAGGTGCTGCTGATGCCATCCCGCCTTGGTGTTGAGCCGGGCGTCGCGCTGGCGGATGCTCTCGCCAGTGGGCGTCCCGCCACCAGTGCTGTCGGCGGTGAAGTAGTACACCGGGGTGCCGGTTGCCACGGCCATCATCTTGACCGCGACGTCCATGGGCTTGAGGTACTGGTCGACGTCCGCACTGGCGAACTGCCCGACCGAGTCGAAGCCCGACAGGTCCCAGATGCGGCCCGGACCGGACGTCAGCCTGGAGATGACGTTGTCGCCGCCGTTCGCGTCCGGGACGGTGTCGTCCTGGCCGGACCAGTCGATGTCGTCGCCTCCGCCAGCGCTGCGCGTCTTGGCCAGGGCGTAGCGCTGCGGGAAGGCGTTGAAATCCGAGCCCGACATCTCGTTGCTGATGAGCTTGGTCAGCTGGTTCTGCGGTCCGTACGCCTTGAGGTGCAGCGGCTTGCCGTAGGGCATGTCATTGCGGAGGTGGATGAAGGGGATCTCGCCGACCGGGTTGTCCACGTCCTCGACATAGACGAAGTCATCGATGCCGCACTTGTTCTCGGGCGTCTCGTAGCGCTCGATGGTGCCGTCTTCGAGGTACAGCCAGGCGCACTCCTGCTTGCCCTTGCCGGTGCGCAGCCGCTTGACCGCGTGCGTCTTGCGCGACTGGTTGGCCTCGTCGTAGAACACGCGGACCTTGAGGGGCGACTGGTACGAGGCGACGACGCCGGTGACCACCTGAGCCGGAGCCCCGACAGGCTGCCCCTGCTCGTCTACGATCTGCTCCTCGTCGCCGTACTCCGGCCACAGGAAGATGTAGGCGTCGCCGAACTTCTCGGCCGCGAGGATGGCGGTCTTGTGGACGAACTGCATCTGGTTCGCCTTCCACACCTCGTCCTGGATCACCTCCGTCACGTCCGGGTCGCTGGTCTGGATGTCGACGATCTCCAGCTTCTCAACCACGGCGTCAACCGGGACCGCGCTCAGCACGGCCTTGTAGTTGATCTCCTTGGCGATGAGGATGCGCTGCATCAGCAGCGACTGGAACGGCTCCTGGAAGGTGCCGTTGTAGTACCGATCGGCCTCGACATAGCCGGGCTTGTGTTCCTCCAGCTCCTTCAGGGAGCATCGGAGGAGCTGGGTGTGTGGCATCCTGGGCTCCCTGGGATATGGTGTTTCCCGGACTTACTGCGCCGGTAATTGAACTATACCCCAGGACGACCTTCGGCCCGGTGCAGAGCGTATAATAGAAAGGTTATGCGTAGCTCCCTGAGTTCGCGCTGCGCCTCTGTCGAGGAGCGGGCTTGAGGAACTTCAGGACGGCATTCCCGATGGCGTCGACAATGTCGTCGTGGGCCATTCGCGGGAATCCGACGAGCTGCTCCTCGGCTCGCTGAAGCCGGGTTGTGTGGACGACTCGGGAGGGATTCCGCTGATACAGCGCGTGAACCCTTCCTGCACGAACTTCCTTGGGCTCGGAATTCGAGAACAGGTGGATCTTCACAGGCATATCGTGCATGGCCTCCTTCCACAGGGTGCCGCCCTGGTTCGCCTCGACCATGATGACCGAGATCTCGGGGAAGGCCTCCAGGATGGCCAGGACCTTGTTGCGCAGCGCTGCGCCCAGGAGCTTGACCTCGGTGGCGTACTTGACCTCGCACCGGCGCTTCGGATCTCCAGGCTGATGAGCCGTGGCGCCCACCACAGCCAGCCCAGTGAAGTCGCTCTTCTTGCCGTCGGTCACCGCTCCATCGACCGAGAGCACGGTCATGGCGCAGGGCAGCTCGCCATAGGTGAAGTCCTCACGAGTCCAGTACTGGCCGTCGATGGCGAGCGGGTTGTTCTCGTAGTTCTTGGCGAACGACCGGGTGTGGCGCACCGAGTTGAGCCACTCCATCGGCCACTTCTCCGGCCACAGCGAGCGCTCAGATCCGTCGGCCTCGACCACGATCGGCTTGTAGTGGTGGACCCGGAACTTCTCGGTCTTGATCCAGTCCTCTGTCTCCTCCTCGGACATGGTGGACTTGATGAGCTGGTGCGTGATGGAGCCGGGCATGGTGACGGTGCCTGCCAGGATGACCCGAGCCCGGATGTTCAGGGGCAGGATAGCGTCCGTGAGAGTGGACAGCCGCTGGTTCATCTGGTAGTCGGAGTACGAAGCCTCGTCGGGCTCCAGGTCGTCCAGGATCAGGAGGTCCGGACGCTTGTCCTCCACCTTCATGCCGAGGACGCTGGCGTCCGCTCCACCGGCCGCGAACACGAAGCCCGACTGCGCCTGGTACAGGTCCTGGGTGTCCGAGACGTTGACGTTCCCTCGACGCTTGAGGGGCTGGCACAGCTCTGGGAAGTCCTGCTGGAGAAGCGGGTTGGCCTCCAGCTCTCGCTTGAAGCTGCTGAGGTGCTTCTTGGCCTGGGGCCCCGAGTCCGCGAACGCCGCGACGAACGAGACGTGCTTGTGCGCAGCAGCCCACATGGGGAGGATCTTGAATAGCCAGGTGGACTTGCCCGCGTCTCGAGGCGCGATGAAGGCGTCCCGCATCTCTCCAGGGCCGAACTGGGAGGCAGGCTTCTCCGCCCACTCACGAGCCTTCTCGCAGAGGTCCCAGTGGAACTCCGACATGGAGATGACGCCGACCTCGGAG